CATGAGAGTTGAAACACTCTATATGCAAAGTCAAAATCACTTTTAATACTCTCTGGGTAGTCCCGTTACGGGTCTGCCCTTTTTTTGTCCTTTATTCGTATCGTATGGAACTTTACGCATCTCCTCAAGGATATCTTTACAACTTGCACACCGTAAACCGAAAGGAAGCTAGGAAAATGTGGAGAAGAAGAATCAAAGAGCAATGGGACAATCAATGTGCCTATTGTGGTTCAACTGAAAACCTAACTATCGATCATGTAATTCCAAAGTCAAAAGGAGGAACTAATTTTACACAAAATGTTGTTTGCTCTTGTCTATCCTGTAATGGATCTAAAGCAAATACCGAATGGCAAGAATGGTATTTAAATCAAGACTTTTTCCAAGAAGCAAACAAACGTAAAATTCAGGACTGGATAGGACATCAAGAGGACGGTAAAGTCAAGTTATATCGTTATAAACCTAGGAGAAATTTTATCCCAGGAGCTGCATAATCCTATATAAAAATTGAATATGTAACCAAGAGCCTATAATCTAGGCTCTTTTTTGTTGCATATTAAAAAATATCTGGTATAATTATACCGTTTGGAGGAATTCTATGTACACAATCTATTCAAAGTACGGTTGTCCTTATTGTGACAAAATTAAAAACATCATGCAACTCGCAGAGCAGAAGCATGTTGTTTATGAACTTGGAACTGACTATACCAGAGAAGAGTTTTATGAAGAGTTTGGAAATGGATCTACATTCCCACAAGTAATTCTTAATGCTGGTGCGGATGATTCAGTCAAACTCGGTGGGTGTACCGATACCGTTGCATATCTGAAGGAGCAGAAAGTGATCTGATGAAGCAAAAACTAGCAGAAGTCTATAACCTTATTGATGGTGCTGTAGATGATGCGTTTTTGAAACAGAACTTAAATCTAAAGTTGTATGAATATCTAAAGCAAAACAACTTTACTAAAGATGATTTGGGTGAGATACTACATAGTCCTAGTGTCAATAGCATCTCATCTATAAGTTCTGACCTAGCAGATTATATTGAAGGTGGTTCTGATGATGCCCACAAACAATTGCGTGAAGCATATGGGTATCTGTCAAAACCACTTGCAAGAAAAGTGAAGATATACCTTGACGGAATGGTAGATGATGTTATAAGGTACAGAAATGACAAAGGCAAAAGGATCAAAAAGAGATCTAAATAAGACAGATATCCACGTTGACCGTGGATTAGAACTTATGTTAGAATCAGGGAGGGAGATCGTAAAACCAGAAGAAAAGTCATTTGAATTTAAAATCAAGTTATTTCAATTTGAATTGACTTTCGAGATTAAGAAACGTTCTCAGGGAGTAGATCCATGCAAACAGCAATAGTCGCTATCAGTATAGTGCTAGGTTTATGTGTGCTAGCACTAGGTTTAATTATTGGATTCTTAGTGAAAGAGAACTTGTATTCTTATAAAGGATACACCCACCCAGAGATGTTTGACCAGAATGGAAACATCTTACCAGATGAAATTTTAGCAGTACGATTTGAAAACAGTTATGACGACTACTACGAAACGGAAGACGACGAAGAGTAACCCGATTCCCGATCTTCCCACAAATGCCTTTATGCATGAGATCCTTGAATTGGTTTCAAAGCAGAGGAGCAATGCAAAGAAGGTGGAAGTTCTCAAGAAGAACGACTGCCTTCCACTGAAGACCATTCTCATCTGGAACTTTGATGAGTCTGTTCGTTCATTACTTCCTGAAGGTGAAGTTCCCTATGGAAATCTTAAGGAAGATGTAACAGCATCTGGTAATCTTTCTGATAAAATTAGAGCATCGGGTCAGATCAACAATACTGTTGCTGAAGAATCACAGAGAGCAAAGAAGACATCCATCCGAAAAGAAGCAGAAAAGTTTTATAACTTTGTTCAGGGTGGAAATCCCTCTCTATCTTCTATCCGAAGAGAAGTGATGTTCATCAATATTCTTGAGGGTCTACATCCTGAAGAGGCAGAGATTTTAGTTTTGGTTAAGGATAAGAAACTATCTACCAAGTACAAGATTAGTCTCGATAATGTAAAAGAAGCATATCCAGATATTAATTGGGGAGGTCGTAGTTGAAGTTCGTTATTATTCATGAGGACTGTGATCCTAAACTAGCAGATGACAAATCTCTACCAACTAACTCATACTTGGTAGAGTATGTCCTCGATAAAACAATCCATTACGATATTGTAATGGCAAATAAAAAGGTAGATATTTTTGACCATTATTATGACTTCTATCGTCATGACTTTCTAACCTTCAATCAAACTGAGGGAAGGATTAGTCCTAAATTATATGGTTATAAAGCACCATCAGACAAGAAAAAGAAATGAGCAAAGGATTCGGTGGCTTCACAAACAATGACGTTGATGATTCCAGAGATGGAAAAGCAAAGATCACGATTGATCAACGTGAAGTCGATAAACTTATGAAAGAATATAAGGGCATCAAAAAGTATATGAGATCTGCATTATTTGAAGTCAAGAAACTTGATGGAACTGAGACATACATCAGTTCACTCATTGAGGAAGCAAAGAATATCGATCTCTAAATAAACACGTGTCTTGACAAGTCGTCAAGATGCGTATATAATCCTGAAATATGAATGATCTTATTATGGATTACAAACCTTATAGTCCAGAGTGGCACAGGTATAGGTACTTAAAGGAAGCAATCGATAAGTATCTCGATGATTACATTGACAATGAGATAATTGTTAATGACATTCTAGACATCGTATGTGTCCGTCAGGAACGAGCACATGCAGAGTATCACAAATTGGAAGACCTTGAGTTAAAACTGCGGGACTGATATGCTATCAACTCAATACAGGCTACGACTAGAGTCTATTTGTAGATGCATTGCAAATAAAGAACAAGTGCCTCTGGAAGATATGATCTGGGCAGAGAAACTTGCCAAGAGACATACAACTGCCAGGGACTGGTTGAACAAAGCACGTCGTCAAGCTGCTCAAGATATTGAAGAAGGTAGCATCGATGATTTTATGAATAGGATGGGATTAGGTGATCCCGACCCATCCAATTATAAAACGGGATTCGATGGAGCAGATGACATCAACGAATGGTTCGGAAGAGACAAACCTGATGACTGGAGGCAACGTGACTGACGATATTATTGTGAATATGGATGGTGGTGTTGGTGGATCATGGAAGGTCAATAAGATTACACCTGAGACCTATGAAAAAATGAATGAAGAGTTTGAAGAAGAAGGTCTTGCGTTCCGAATTAAAGTTCCCACTCAAGAAGAAATTGATGACTGGCAGCAAAGAAACTAAATTGAATATTGCTAAGAACTTGGCAGAAAAGATTGCTGAACTTTTGGATGCAGAGGTTCATTATTCTTATTTGCTTGATCATAAAGGTGTAGAGCAGAGAAAAATTTCAATCACATACAAAGACCAATGAAACAAGCACTTATATATTCAAACGGAAGTCAAGAATCAGAAAGAGCAAAGATGGTTCTTGAAGCATGTGGTCAGGATGTAAAAGAGTTTATTCTTGGTGCTGACTTCAGTGACAGGCAGTTTCGTGCTGAGTTTGGTAGTGAGGCAGAGTATCCTCAGATTGCCATTGGGCTCAACCATCGTGGAACGTTAAAAGAAACACTCAAATACATGAGCAATTCTGGAATGTTTCTTTAAACTGTATCACAAGTTACAAAAGAACTTGACTATATAGTTTGTTCGGTCTATAATGACCATACGTTCATCCATATGTTAGCACTCCTGCTGGCATTCACCCTTGCCCATCATGATGACGGCAATCCTTACGGATGGCACATGTCGTGTGAAAGGTTCCTCCAAAGACGAGCAGAGATCCAAGCAGATCCACACTTAGACCTACGGTCGAAGTTGAATCTAATTGGGTATCTCAAGACAAAAGTGGAAGGTGAATGTACTGGATTGTATACATAGGACGCAAGTAAGTCGCGGAACGGAGCGTTCATCCCATGTTTGAATTACTTTTGTATTCAGCACTTAGTTGTACTCAAGCCGATGCTGTTATGTTTCGGATTAGTACAAATAAGCATCTAGATGATGAACTTAAACTGGAGTTAGTTGAGACCGTAAAGGACTCAGCACCAGAATGTGATTATTACTGGGACGCAAACGACTGAAGGAACGGGAAAACGGATCCATCGCAAGATGAGAAGGTTAATTTCACCTAGTATTTCAGGAGTAAGACAAATGAACACACTCAATCTAATCAAGAAGCAAATCGAGAAGGCAGCTGCACTTCACGATGCTCAGATTACTCACACTTCATATCGTGGTGTGAAGTATGATTGCAAGCAAACTGGTGAGGAAACTCACGGAGAGTTTTGCTATCGTGGTCGTACCTACGTTAAGTGAGGCAATCATGGAAGCACTACAGGTAGTTGGGATCCTATCCCTAAGTTGTGTTGCTGCTATGTCATTGCTTTACGGTGAACTAATCCTATTACAAAAAGGTTAGGTAAATGCTGAAGATCAGATTTCAATATGATCTTCCAGAATACGATCCATCGAAGCACGATCCAGATAAAGTCTTCGGATTTTTAACTTATCGTGGTATACATTATGCCAAATGGATAGATTTAAAATCACGAACTGACAAAATCTGGAAGTACAAAAAGTGAGGACCTGCTTGACAGGTCCTTTTTTTATGAGTATAATTAGTACAGTAGATTTCGTGCTATGGAAAAGGACAAATTGAAATTGATAGTAAGGAACCTAGAGTTACTTGTCGAATCTCTCAAGTCTGAAGTTTACTCAGATGTTAATGCATATCAAACGAAGCAGGAGAACTTTGATGACCCTGCATCTTACTATGCACAAATCTCAGATTATGATGAGATTTTCAACGATGATGATGGATATCCAGACTGATGTATGAAGAATTAAACTGCTTTGAAGAAGCACTCAAACACTTTGGCACAAGAGTTGAAGTCATCACTGCCATGGAGATGTCGAGAAGGATCTCTCCTGAGGATGCTTATCAGATGATTAAGGATGAGCTGAAAGAAGTTAAAAAATGTCGTAAGCAATTTAAAAAAGATGAATGTTAAACTGATCTCTGTTACACCTGATGCGGAGAAGAATATTGCATATTGTGCCCGTGTAAGCAATCCCGCAAATCAAGAGAATGAAAAGATTGCTGGACTACTCAAGTATTGTATCAATCACAAGCACTGGAGTATCTTTGAGATGGCATTCATGACTCTGGAAATCAATACTACCAGAGGTCTGGCAGCTCAAATTTTGCGCCACCGTTCATTTACATATCAAGAGTTTTCCCAACGGTATGCAGATTCATCTCTGCTTTCCGATAAGATTCCAATGTTTGATCTACGTTCTCAGGATACAAAGAACCGTCAGAATTCTATTGATGATGTCGATCCCTTCTTGAAACAAGAACTAGAGATTACTATTAATAGACACTTTGAGAGTGCTATGGATATATACAAGCACATGCTTGAGATGGGAATCGCAAAGGAATGTGCCCGCTTTGTACTTCCTTTAGCAACACCAACAAAAATTTACATGTCGGGCTCAGTGCGCTCATGGATCCATTATATCGATCTGAGATCTGCTAACGGCACACAGAAGGAGCACATGGATATTGCTAATGAATGTAAGTGTATCTTTGCTGGTCAGTTCCCAGTGATTGCTGAAGCACTTGGATGGACTGAGCATAATAAATAAAACATACACTAGGTCTTCAGATGAAAGTAATACCAAAGGTTGATTATTCTACCGTTGCTAAACTTATTGATGATGGTCACATTGTTGCCATTTATCAAGGTAATGATGAGGGAGGACCACGTGCTCTAGGAAATAGATCATTCCTATTCAATCCACGTATTTACGAGATATGGGCGCACGTCAACATCCTCAAGAAGAGAGAATGGTATAGACCTGTTGCTGGATCTATTTTGCTGGAAGATTTTTCTGAATGGTTTGATAACGGAACCATAGAAGAATCTCCATTCATGACATATGCAATTGATGTAAGACCAGATCATGCAAAGAAAATTCCAGCAATTATCCATAAGAATAAAACATGCAGAATTCAAACTGTGCGTGAAGAAGATAATCCACATTACTATAATTTGATTAAGGCATATAAGGATTTGACTGGAGTTCCTATTGTTGGCAATACATCTTTCAATCTTGGAGGTGAACCAATTGTTCACACTTTGAAGCAAGCATTATCAACACTAGAAAGATCATTATTTGAATATCTTTATCTTCCAGAAAAAGCAACCCTAATTTACGCAAAGAACGAGGTATAATAAATGTATATTCTAGGAGTTAATATATCTCATGAACCATCTGCTTGTCTTCTGAAAGATGGTGAGATTGTATATTTTTCTGAGGATGATAGACTGACTGGTGTTAAAATGCCTGAGGGTGATTTTAACGAACTCTTTGAACTTTATGATACGAATGGTGGATTTACTGAGGTTTACCATCATACTGATGCAATTAAAAAATATACATCATGGATTGATTATATTGTCTTTACTTCTTATGGTAGAGACAAAGCAGAAGAGGATGAAATTATCAGATCAAATATTCTTAGGGCACTTCAGAAAGAAGGTATTTCTTTCAATACCTCTATGATTTTTGCTGACAATCATCACATTTATCATGCAGCAAATGCATTCTTTGCATCTGGTTTTGATGATGCTGCAGCACTAGTTCTGGATGGTGGTGGTGCTTATGATGTAGAATATAGAAAGGAAGAAACATATAAGCATAGTAAATATCCTTTTAGAGAAATTGAAAGTATCTTTGATTGTTCTTATGACAATCTTTTCTCTACAAAATTCAAGCATTGTTCTATGCTAGATGAAGAGGAAGATGAAGATCCTGATGATGAAAGAAAAATATTTTGGAAGAGAAATAAGAATGAAATTTACTCCAGAACAAAGAGTTGTGGAGACTTATTTAATATAATGTGTGCTGTCTTTGAACTTGGTGGTTCAAATGAAGCAGGTAAATTGATGGGTCTATCTGGACACAGACTTGCATCTGATTCATATAAGCAGAATTATCATATTCTGAGAAACTATGAAAAGGACAAGTTCATCTTTGTGTGCGACTGGTTCTATGAGAAGGAAGGTGTTTGGATGACAATCGAAAACATCCAATCAGCAATGGAAAACTTCATAGAGGACAATGATGTTAAAACTGAATTTGAATTACCAGATCTAGATACCTATCTCTGTGCATCTCTTGCATACAAATTACAGGAAGAAACCTACAAGCATACCTGTCGATTAATTCAAAAGACAATTGATGTGACTGGTAAGAATAAGATCGTATTGTCTGGTGGATATTTCTTAAATTGTGTGAACAACTATAAATACACAAAGGCATTTCCAGAAGTAGAATTTTTTGTTGATCCTATTCCCCATGATGCTGGAACTGCAATTGGTGCAGCAAAATATCTATGGTATGGAATGACAAAGAGTAAAGAGAAATTCCCATTTAAGCATGTTTATTTTGGACCTAGCGTATGAAGATTAGATATGATGTTACTTATGATGATGTTGTTGAACTGATTTTAGATAAAAAGATAGGAGCAATACATCAAGG